AATGAAAGACTTGACAGAGACGAACTTGATATTAAAGACCTTTTAGCAGATACTAAGTTCATGGCAAATGCCACTGATGTAGAACTAATCAAAATCGATAATAAGAATATGGCTAGTTCACTTGGTCTTGCTTACAAAAAGATAGAAGAGCTTAATGAGACAATAATGAATTTGCTTGAAAGAATTGAGATACTTGAAGAAAGGAGTACATCGGATAAGGCTATTGCAGATGGTATCAATCAGTTGATGTCATATAATCCTTATGACCATGTAAAAGGTGATTATTAATGGATATTCCAAAGCTATTCGGTCGAGAGGACGTACCAAATCCTCTTGACGTGCAGGATATAATACAGAGAGGGCTAGAATTCAAACAGCAGATGCGTGTAGCGGAAACTGTTGAAGTGAATCAGAACTTCTATGTAGGAAGACAGTGGGAAGGAATTCGTGCTGATGGACTTCCTAAACCAGTATTCAATACAATCAAGCGTATCGTAGGACACACAGTAGCTTCTACTACTAGCGACAATATCCACGTTCAGGCTAATCAGCTTCAGGCTGTAGCAGAAAAAAATGGAAGTCTTTATGAACCTACGCAGATTTCAAACGATATTTTTGAATCTATCACTGAGCGGTGCAATCTTGTATATCAGCTTAGACAGTTTGTCCGTGATGCAGCCATTAATGGAGATGGTTGTTTACACGTTTACTGGGATAATAACTTGCCTACTATTGACGACGATGTTGTTGGAGACATTCAGGTTGAATCAGTAGAGAATACAAGAGTCTTCTTTGGCGACCCTCAGGTGCGTGACCCTCAGGAACAGCCATATATCATTATTGAGAAACGTGAACGTATTAGAGATGTAATGCTTCGCTGTAAAGCCAATGGTCATGGAAAGAAGACCATAGAAGATATTACTCCTGATACAGACAGACGTTACAATGGTTCACCAGCATCTAGATGGCATAGAGATGATAAGGTGAATGTTTATAGAGTTTACTACAAGAACACAGATACAGGAACCATTTGGGGATATGAATGCACAGAACGTGCAGAAGTCAAAGAACCAACTGATTTAGGTATCAAACTGTACCCAATCGTTTGGATGTCATGGGATAGAGTTCGTGACAGTTATCATGGACAGGCTTTAGTTACTGGTATAATTCCAAACCAGATATTTATTAACAGAGCTTGGGCTATGACATTGCTTTCTATTTCAAGACAGGGTACTGGTAAAGTAGTATACGATGCTACTAGAATTGATAAGTGGACGAATGCGGTAGGAGCTGCTATCCCTGTTAAGGGCGGAGATGTAAAGTCGGCAGTCATGAATATCGACCCTCCAGCAATCAATCCTCAGGTAGCTCAGTTGATTCAGCTCGCTGTGGATATGACAGAGACGATGCTTGGACACACTAAAGCTTCTACTGGTGAAGCGGCAGCGTACAACACGTCAGCACTAGTAACTCAGCAGAGAGCGGCTCAAGCACCTCATGAAATAACTAAGCAAGATATATACAAATCCATTGAAGACTTGTATAGAATCTTCCTAGAGTTCATGGGAGAGTATTATGGTGTGAGAACGACAAACTCACCACCTACAAAGGAAATGACAGCTATGTATCAGATGGCAATGATGCCTATTCCTGATACTGTTCCACTGCCGTTTGATTTCAGCTTCTTTAAGAATCACCCATGCAAGATTAAACTTGACGTTGGTGCATCTTCTTACTATAGCGAAATTCAGAGCATAGAGACGCTGACAAACCTTTTCCAGATGGGTGGCATAAATATACTCCAGCTTCTCAAACGTCTTCCTGATGGCTCAGTTCAGGACCGTAGAGGCTTGATTAGGGAGTTAGAGCAGACGTTCCAGCAGATGATGGGTCAGAATCCAGCAATGCCGAGTGATGGCAGTATGCCGACACAACAGATGATGGATATGGCTGGAGGAAATGGTGGAGGTAATCCATCGCCAACTAAGAGTCCTGATGGAGGAATAACTGGAAATGCAGATATTGCCAAGAATCAGGAACAGGAAAATTCAATGCCCATCAGTGGCGGTAAAGGCAATGGCGGGCTACAGAGAGCCATCAACCAGAATGGCACTAATAATAAATAAGGAGTCATAAAATGACAGAAAACGAATATAAGGAAATGTTCGAAGAAACCGATTTCAGCTGGGACGATGGAGTCGGCAACGGAGAAGACGAAGAAGTAGAAGAATCCGAAGTAGAAGAGGAAGAAACCAATCCTATAGACACAGACGATGATGAAGCAGAATCGGAAGAGCCTACTGAAAACGAAGATGACGAAGACCTTGCTGATGATGATGACGATACAACCGATTTCGTTGAACTCAAGCATCTCGGAGAAATTAAGAAAGTAAGTAGAGGCGAAGCAAAGAAACTTGCTCAGAAAGGTCTTGACTACGACCGAATTCGTGGCAAATATGATGAGCTTAAGGGATTCGAAGGAAAAGCAGACCAGCTTAAATTCCTAGAAGAACTTGCTACAGCATATGGGCAGCCTATCGAAGAGGTTATTGAAGACTGGCGTATCAGAAAGATAGCAGAAGATGAAAGAGTAAGCGAAGATAAGGCTAGGGCAGAATATTACAAGAGACAGCTTAAGAATGGCGGAGCTAAAAGTGCACCAGCTACCGACCCAATTAAAGAAAAGCAGACTCGTGATTTCGCTGAGATGAAGATGGAGTATCCTAGTCTTAATCCTAAAGATATCCCGAAGGAAGTTTGGGATGCTTACACTAATCCAAACAACAAGCGTTCTTTGTATGCGATTTATACTTCCCACATAAATAAAGTAACAACTTCTAAAACTAAAAACACGAATAGAAGTATGGGTAGTGTTAAATCAAAAGGAGGTTCTCGAAAAGGCGGCTGGGGTGTCGGCTTTAACGATGACCTATAATATCTAGCACTAGCCATTACTTCCAAGAAAGGAAATTATTATGGCTATTAATCTTACCGAACGTTATATTAAGGGCGTACAGGAACGCTGGTTCAAGAAATCCTTTACAGCTTCTATGGCTGGCAACGAAATCGAATTCATGGGCGACAAGACAGTTAAGACACATTCTGTAGACGTTGCTCCTCTCTATGACTACAACCGCTCTGGTTTTATGGGTTCTAACCTCGGTTCTCGTTATGGTACTCCATACGACCTCACAGACTCCGAGAACGAATACACAATTACTGGTGATAAGTCCTTTACATACATCATCGATAAAGGTGACGAAGTAAATCAGGACCATATCAAGAACGCAGATCGTGCTCTTCAGCGTCAGCTTGACCTCGTTGTATATCCGTTCTTCGATACATATAACCTTAAGACTTGGGCATACAAGGCTGGTAAGCGTTGGGTTGTAAATCAGGAACTTGCTGCTACAACTTCTGCTGCTACAAACAACTCTGAAGCAATCGTTAATGCTCTTATCGACTGCCAGATTTGGGATGACAATATGTTCGTTCCTGAAGGCTCTCGTGGTCTTATCTGCGATGGTACATTCTTTAAGAAGATTAAGCAGAACGCTAACTTCATCTACACAGAAAAGATGGTTGGCAAGAAGTACAATTACGAACTTGGCGAAATCGCTGGTTTCCGTATTGTAAAAGTTCCTGATAGATATATGCCAGCTGGTGTTCATGCTCTTATCACTTGCAAACAGGCACTTATCGCTCCTAACAAGCTGAAGGAATACAAGATTCATACTGACCCAGTAGGTCTTAACGGCTGGCTCACAGAAGGACGCTTCATGCATGACGCATTCGTTCTGTCTCCAAAACGTTGCACAATTCAGACAATAGAATTCAATACATCTAAGTATTCTTGCTCTGATGTATATGGTGCTGGCAACTCTGCTACAGACGTATTATTTACATCTACTGGTGCTACACAGGTATGGTGGACAACCGATGGTTCTGACCCACTTACATCTATGCACGTTCACAAGTCCGCTAATATGCTTATAACTCTTTCTGACGTAGTTAATGCTACTAACATGGCTGCTCCTTACGAAGAGAGAGAACTCCAGACTGGTAACGTACTTAAGCTCGTTGTTGCAGCTGTTAACGCATCTGCTAATGGTTATGCTCCATCTACAGTTAGAGCATATAAGGGTGTTACACTTACTTCTAACATCACATCTGCTGGTCTTAACTCCGCTATTACAAACGGCAATATTGATGAATGGTATCAGTTCTAATAACTAACGGGGGAGGAAACTCCCCCACTTTATGAAAGGAAATTTTATGTCTAAAATTAGCGTTATCGTTCCCGTATATAAATGTCATGCATATCTTGACAGACTTCTGTCCTCTATTGCAATGCAGGACGTAGCTGAAGGAAACGAATTTGAAGTAGTTCTCTGTGATGACTGTGATGATATCGGAGGTTATGAGACTTTTGTAGAGAGATATTCACCAGTGATGAATATCCGTCTTGTACAGTATGACCATAACCTCGGACCCGGCGGAGCTAGAACAGAGGGCATGAAGACATGTGCAGACAGTGATTATATCATGTTCTGTGATAGCGACGATGCAATGATTACTGATAGAGCAATAGACATGCTTCTTTGGGAAATCAAAGACAAGGATGCTGATGTTGTATGCAGTAGATTCATCGAAGAGCTTCACGACAGAACATATAATAATCACGAACCTGATATGGTTTGGGTATTCGCAAAGATGTATAAGAATGAGTTTCTTAAGAAACACAACATCTTTATCAATGAAACACGCTCCAATGAGGATACTGGATTCAATAAGCTTATTCAGCTTATGGATGCAAAAGTAGTTGTCTGCCCAGCTATTACATACATGTGGCATTATCAGCCGGGTACTATCACAAGAATTGATAACCACAAGTATACATATGCTGATGGTCTTCGTGGTAGCTTTTGGAATCATGCTTGGGCATTTGAACAGGCTGATGACAGAGAAGTAAGTGCCGACAAGCTTATAGACTTTATGCTACACTTCTTACCTAGAGGTTACTTCATGCTTATGGAGGCAGACCAGAATGCACCTCAGGAACATGAGGAAAACTGGAAATCTGCTATAGATTGCTATCAGCGAACACTTCCTGAGTTTGTAAAGCTTGGTCTTGTTCCTGAGCAGAGAGTTATCTCAGCATTTATGGAAGTACAGAACGAAGGACCTAAGAAGGCATATCCGTATGTTACATATGGAGATTTTCTTGAAGAAATTGGTTATTACAAAGATTTGGAAGGAGAACTCAAATGAAACTGCCTGATAAAGTATACGACATCTTGAAATGGATTGTTATGATTGTCATTCCTGCTTTTACCACAGCATATGTTGGCCTTGCTTCTGTATGGGGTCTTCCAATGCCTGAAGAAGTAGCAAAGACATCCGCTATCATTTGCACTCTCCTTGGTGCTCTGCTTGGTATTTCTACCGCAGAGTATAACAAGGAGAAAGAAAATGGATAACGTAGTATCATATATTGCTATAATTGTTGGCTTTCTAGGACTGCTTGTAACTCTTACAAACTGCGTTAAGCCAATTAAAGAACAGGAAAACAGAATAACAAAACTTGAGTGCGGACAGATTCGCCTCGATGAAAAACTAGAAGATATTAAAATTAGCCTTGATAAAGGTATTTCAGAACTTAAAGAAATGATAAAGGAGAAATAACAAATGACAGCTCTTGAGGTATTCAATAGAGCCATGTCACTTATAGATGAAATCTCCGAAGAAACCTATCTTCCCGACCCTTCTGATACTCAGGAGTATAAGGCGAAGGCTAAACTGATTATTAATATTCTGTCTGGAAATCTTTACAAGTATTCAGATACTTGCAAGAGTCCTAGATATGACGAGAAAGGTAAGCTGATTAAGGAACATCCGTATCCTACTCAGCTTACTTTGAACGACCTTAGTGAAGAAGTTGACCTAGATGACTATATCGCTGGTTCTATTCTTCCTTATGGTCTTGCGGCTGCTCTGATAGCAGACGAAAATCAGGAGCTATCGCAGAGACTCGATATGAAGTATCAGGAGGGTTTTACTATTTTACAGACAGGTGGTATTTCATCTATAGAGATGGTAGAAGATATTTACGACCCTTATGGTGCTAATAGCTATTTTGACACATTCGGAAGTTGGTGGTAATCTATGGCTGGAGAAAAGATTGCTACCATTGATAAATGGTTAGGAGTACGTTATTGTCCTGATGGTGACGTTGACCTTAAAGTTGGCGAAGCATCGGAAATGGTTAACTGGAGAGTGACCAGAACAGGCAATCTTCAGACACGCAATGGTTACTCTCTTAAATATCAAGCACCTGAGAATGAATATATCGAAGAGATATGGACATTCAAAGAATCTACTGGTAATGTCGCTGAGCTTCTTAAAGTAAGACATGAAACAGTAGAAGCTATCCCACAGGTTAGATACAAGATTTATAATACTCAGAAGCATACCGATACTAACATGTGGATACTTTTATACACCACAAATGTCGGTGAACGCATTTCGTATCATTGGCAGTGGCGTGATATGCTCTATTTCGCAAAATACAGCTCTCTGAGCAACGTTTTGGTAGGGGGTAATATAAATAATACCCTAGAAGTAAAAACCCCGTACACGCCAGTATTATTCGTTTCCTGCGAAGCAGAGTTAGGAAGCGGTGAGAGCTTTGAACAGGTGAATAAACTTACTAACAGAGTAAGAGCATGGTATTCTCCTGATGGAGAGACTACGCAGTTCACAATCAACTCAGCTGGATTCTCGGATGTAGTAGACGTAATAGATAGAACAAGTGGAGCTAGTATAACTGGCTGGACTCATGTAGATAACGTAGTTACTGTTCCTACAGCTCCAGCAGAGGGTGTCAACACGCTTGAGATAATATGGACACTCATCGAAGATGGGTCTGATATTCTTAAGACTCTCTGCGGTAGTGAACTATATAGCGGTAATACTGATGCAACATTGTTCTTTAGATGTACTAATTCAGATACTATTCAGCATCTAGGTGCAGACTATAATGGCATAATAGATACTACATACTTCCCTGACTATTCCGTATCTAGAATTGGTGTAGATAACGACCCAGTTACTGGATTCATGAGGCATGGAACATCGTTGTTCGTTCTTAAGCACAGTTCTGCATGGCGTGTAGAATGGGGTGTAACAACTCTTGCAGATGGCAATATAACAGAATCTTTCTATGTATTACCAGTGAGTAGAAACATAGGTTCACAGATTGACCCTATTATGGTGCTTAACGACCCTATTTCTATCTTCGGTAAAGAAATATATCTGTGGAAGAATGGTTCGCAGTATAGCTCTACTCTTACATTCTCTGAAACGATATCCAACAGAATATCGGATAGAGTAACTGGATTCCTTAAAAACGGATGCTATTGGGCAGTAGATGATAACTATAATCAGGAAGCTTGGTTCTGCATAGGTTCTAATAGATTCTTGATATGGAACTATGCTCTAGATGTATGGTATATCTTCGAAATGGCACACCAGATTGACCAGATAGTATCGTTCTTCGACAAGAACCCATATATACTTACTGGTGAGAAAGTATACTTCATGTCAGAATCCGATACTACAGATGCAGGAGAAATGATATACGCTAGATGGATGAGCGGAGACATGAACTTCGATGCTCCGTATTTGCGTAAGAATTCAAGAGAACTATGGGTAACATACAGACAAAGCGGACATTTTTATCTTGAAGTAGGAACGTATAATGACAGAAGACCTGAAGAAAGAGATAAGTTCATTGAATCTAGACAGTTTAGCTATAGAAACTTTAACTATGGTATCTTTACTTACAAGCTGAATAAAGAACCTATGGTAAAGAAGATGAAACTGAAGAATAAGAAGTTTACTCATATGCGTGTAACTCTTGAAAATGATTTATCAGGTTCATCTGCAACTGTTCTTTTGATTAACATTAAGTACAGACTCGGAGGTGACGCTAAGTGAAGAAACTTATTACTGACCTTGAGCTACAGTATAGACTTAAGAAACAGAAAAAAGAAGAGATAGTAAGCAATAAGAACAAATATAAAGCCACTATCGAAGACGATACGTTGGTGCTTTTACTTGCACATGAAGATGCTGAAGTATCTAACTACGAAGAACCTGAAATTTTAGCGTTCACATTGGAGGCAGTGACCGACTAATGAATATATCAAAAATAAAATTAACAAACAATGTAGTAGCAAATATAAAAGATGCAACAGCAAGAGCAGCTATAGCTTCTTTTAATGCTACATTTGCTCAGAAAGTACATAGACATGAATATACGGATATTATAAATGCTCCGTGGACTAATGATGCAAAAGCCAATACTGCATATAACAAAGCTTGCGATGCGTATAATGCATCTAATGTAGTATCTAACATGGCTCAGAACCATGCAGGAAATACTTCTATACACGTTAATTCTGCGTTACAAGACAAATGGAATAACTATGCATCTTATATCAATGCAGCTACAAACATTGCTCAGAACGCTTGCAATATAGCTAATAACGCATGTAATATAGCTAATGCATCTAAAGAATGGACAGATATTCTAAACAAACCAGAATCATTCAATCCTTCAGTTCATGGTCACGATTGGACAGAGATTATCAATAAACCTGAATTCAGTGACCCTGAATGGAATAACATATCTAATAAACCTAGCGTATTCCCTCCTGAGTATCACACTCATAGTATATCAGAAGTAACACAGTTACAGTTTAAACTGAATATTATGAATAATACTATGAATAATATAGCTAATAATGTAAGCTCAGATTGGAATAATATTACTAATAAACCTAATACATTTCCTTCAGAATGGAATAATGTTAGTAATAAACCTGATAAGTTTACTCCTGAAGACCATTTACATACTATAGCTAATGTAATATCATTACAGACTACACTTAATAGTATGAATAATGCTATTAATAATGCTGGTACTGGTAATGTAGATTGGGATAATATTAGCAATAAACCAAGTGAATATCCTCCTGAGTTTCATACTCATTTATTCACTGATGTATATTCAGGCGGAAGTTTGAATATTCCTCTTAATAGGACACTTGATGGATTTGCTAATATAATAAGCAATAAGGCTAATGCATCACATACTCATACTAAATCTCAGATTACAGACTTCCCAGCTATTCCAACTGTAGACTGGAACCAGATTCAGACATCTGGTAATAAGATAGCTGAAGTAACCATTAATGGTATTTCTACTGATGTTTATGCACCTGAAGGTGGCGGAGGCGGAAATCCTGAATGGACAGAAATTCTTAATAAGCCTTCTAAATTCCCAACAAACTGGGCATTGGTAGAAGACCATCCTACTATTCCAAGAAAGAATAGACATACTATATATGTTGGAAGCTGCACTGTAACTCGGGTAGATGAATATGGAACATCTCCAGCGTCCACTTCTTATAAGTGCGTTAAAGTTGTAACTCCCACTATGGATATTCAAGAAGGAGATTTGATAACTCTTGTATGGGATAGCGACACAGGAGCTACATCGACATACAGAAACATTTATCTTCAGTTTGGTTCTTCAGACACAGCAAAACATTGGATATTAACGTACAAAAGTGAAAATAATTCAACAAATTATAACCTAATTGGTTCTGCTAAAACTTCATCGATACTCTGCACAAATACATTTGTATATTCTGAAAAATTGTATAGTTATGGTGTACTTACTTGGCAGAATTATTATTTTGATAACGATAACTATATAGCCTATTGCTCCACTGCTGCTGCTACTCAAACCAAAGCAATAACTATGAAATATGTATGGTCTGGAGATGATGAAGTAGGTATTCTCGTTCCAGTAGTTATTCAATATGCGAATACATATTCAGGTACAATAAAGACAACTTTTGCAGGACGTACATATATTGTATATTTAGATGGCGTGATTTCTTCTGCTACTAATAAAACCATCCCAAGAGGACTTGTTTGGATGTACTTCAAAAAAGTTGAAGACGAAAATATATGTTATATTGGATTGAACGGAGATATTGCTGAAGAATATTTTGAAACACATTTCACGGGAGGTTCTGAAGTTACTTGGAATCAGATTCAGAGGACTGGAACTAAAATAGCTGAACTGTCTATTGACGGAGAAGATATTGATGTTTATGCTCCTAGCGGTAGTAGCAGTGTTGAGTGGAACAACATTAGCAATAAACCAAGCACGTTTACTCCGTCAGCACATAATCAGGATTGGAGCACAATAACCAATAAGCCCACTATTCCAGTAGTACCTAGCACATGGGAATGGAATAATGTTTCGAATAAGCCTAGTACATATCCACCATCTAGTCACTCTCATAATTATAGTGAAATATCTAATAAACCAACTATTCCTACAGTATCTTGGGAACAGACACAGACTACTGGCGTAGCTATTGCTAATGTAACTATCAATGGTGCAACTACAACAGTATATGCTCCTGAAAGTGGTGGTAGAGATTGTAATCTATTCATAGCTATTTACGGAACTACTACCATTTCTGAAATATCTCAGGCTATAGAAGCTGGAAAAGAAGTAGTATGCTGGAACAGTTCTGACGGATGTTTTGCTAATTTAATATCTCATAGTGCTTATTCATACGCTTACTTCTTTACATTCAATAGAAGTAACACAACCATAAAAGTATACAGCTGTACAACTACTTGGCTAGTATCTAATACTTATACATTCTTGACAGATGAGCATTATACAGCGTATTGCAGTACAAGTCAAGGTACGCAGACCAAATCTGTGACATTTAGATGGAATAAAGCAGCTACTGGTGGATACGCTGGTCAGTTAATTCCTATAATGTTCCAGTACGCAAATACTTATGCTGGTGCTATTTCGCTAAACATCAACAGTAGAAACTATACAGTATATATTGATGGAACAATATCAAGTTCTACTAACAATACAATTCCTATGGGTCTTGTATGGGTTTATATATCTGCAACAACTACTAGAGCATATATTAATAGTACTGGTATTATTCCTGATGAATATTATGATGAGCAGGTCATATCTCATATTCCTATTTATGATGGAGGTATAACATGAGTGTCGTAAAAAGTTTGACAATTAGTTATCAACTTAACAATGGTAGAACTTATTTTAACGATGCGTCAGGAGTTACATTCCATTATTCAATACTTGGAATCACTGGTGAAATTAATTTGCTTGCCAGTTCGTCACAAGTTAAAGCAGAATTAAGAGCTAAAGATGCATTTAAAAACTATTTATTCGAAGAAACTACTACAGCTCCTACTAGAGCGAGATTCTATGGAAACTTTGGTGGTAAGAATAATAAATGCTATATGCAAATAGATCTCGGTTCTAATAAAATAAAAGTGAATTGTACTGGAGACTACTCTGCAACTGGTGAAGATTTTGATAGTGGAATAGTAAATATATCTAATTATACATCTAGTTCGATAAATGTTCTTACATTATATAAACCAGCTGGCAGTTTTATAAATATGACAAGTCTTGGTACAGACCATTTTACTATAGAACTGTACTTTGACAATGAACCCAGCGGAGTTAATTATAGTATAAAATACTGCGGTAATACATTGGCTAGTGGAATTGGAGAAGAATCAGGTATTCCAGCATATTACGATGGCAATGAATATACTCTGTATGACACTACAGTGTTTAATTGCAAAGGCTGTATTATGGGCGGAGATTTGATGGTTGGCGATTATAATCTAAAATGTGGAAACAAATTTATGCAAGACGACGTAACAGTTAATATTGGAGGAAATTAAAATGATATATGTTAATCCTTATTTTTATGTAGTAGAAATTGATACTTATACAAATGGAGACGCTCCGTATTATGCACTGTATCAATATGCAACAAAAAGAGAAGCAGAAGCAGCTTATCACGCTACAATAGGTAGACAGATAGTAGCAAATAATATAGCTACAGTCGGTGTTTATCTGCTTAATGCTAACAAGAAAGTATTTGATTCATTCTCTTGGAATTTAGAGACTGAAGACACTGTTGAAGAGCCAGTAGAATCATAACCTTAAAAAATCCTTATAGATGCTGAGCTTTTCAGTATTTATAAGGAGCAATATATATTATATAGGGGAGGTGAGAATATGGCTTGTAAAAAAGGTAAGAAAAAAGGCAAGGGCGGTTGCAAATAAGTTCTAATAATATTATAATTTTGGAGGAGCAGTATGAGTACTTTAAAGAAACTTATAGAACTTGAAACCAATGAACTTGGTTATCACGAAGGAGCAAACAACGACAACAAATTTGGAATTCGGTATGGACTTAACTACGAACCATGGTGTGTTATATTCCAGTGGTGTATGTGCAAAGATGCAAAAGTTCCTTTCCCTGATACGGCTCATTGCACTGGTGTTAGGACTTACGCTATTGGTAAAGGACAGTGGGTCACAGGAAACTACAAGGTCGGAGATTTGTTCATTCTACCAAACGACTCACACATTGGACTTATTATCGAAATCCTTAATGGAGGAGACGTACGAACGATTGAAGGCAACTGCGGAGATGCAGTCAGTTCTATAACGAGAAACGTATCTTCGTTTATTGGAGCTTATCGTCCTCAGTATGAGGAGACTGATAACTCTGAATACCAGTCCGATGCAGACTCTGAGATGGGAATATCTAATGGAGTGGAAAACATTCCAGTGATAACTTTTAGTGAAGTTAGTTCAGCTACATGGCATAAATATACACTTGATACAGCTATGGTTCAGGTGATGCTTAATAAACTTGGATATGATACAGGTAATGTAGATGGTGAATATGGTGCTAGAACAAAGGCTATGATTAGAAATTTCCAGCATGATAGAGGATTGACAGAAGATGGAGTAGTTGGACCTAATACATGGTCTGAACTGTTCATGTGTGAATTTATGTGGTGACCGAATGCTAAGTGATTATAAATTAATTAAATGGGAATTTGATAGGGAGGACGTAACAATCCTCCCTATAGGAGATGTGCATATAGGTTCAGGCGGTTGTATGCTTGATAAATTCAAACAGACAATAGATAAAGTTGCTAAATCTTCTAACACATACATCGTTCTCGTTGGAGACATGATGGATTACAATCTTAAAAATTCAATAGGCAATCCTTTCGATGAAGTGATTAGACCTAGAGAACAGAAACAGGTATTATATGACATACTTAAGCCTGTTGCAGATAAAATTATCTGTGCAGTAAGTGGCAATCATGAAGCGAGAGGTGCTAAAGAAGCTGATAATAATCCTATGTACGATGTAATGTGTTGGTTACATAAAGAAGATTATTATCGTGAGAATATGGCTTTCGTTAAGCTTAGATTCGGTACAAGAGAAGGAACGGCAGAAGATAACCCAACATATATTATGGCAGTTACTCATGGCAGAGGAGCTGCACGAAAGAAAGGTGCTGTAGTTAATTTTGTTGATGATTTCGGTGCTAGGCTAGATGGCGTTGACATACTTGTCACTGGTCATACTCACAATCCAATCGCTTTCCCAAGCGGTAAAATACGTGTTGATTCACGCAATGAAACTATTAAAGTATCGGAATTTAAGTGTTGCATCTGTACTTCTTGGCTTGAGTATTGTGGTTATGGCATGGCTGGCATGTTTGCTCCCGCCATAAACAGATTGCAGTATATTAACTTCTGCGGTACTAGAAAGGATATACAGATTCTAATATGAGCCATATAGATAATTTTAATGGTTACGCAGTTAGAGAATATGTCTACAATGGCGTAACATATACTAACACTACTAGGTATCATAGCGATTTAGCTGATGAACCATCAATGACAACTGACCAGTTGAAGTCCGAATGGGATAGAGCGGCTTTTGAAACTCCGCGTTATATCAATGATATACTCGTTCCTAAGGTAAATGAACTCGATGATTCACAGCAGTCAGGTGTTCAGGTTGGTGGCGTCCAGCCGTATCATCTTAATTCTGCAACGAATAATGCAATAATGAATACTGCAACCAACGTTGCAAACGACAAAATAGCCGAAGAAGTTATTCGTGCTAACTCTGCTTATGTAGCTAAAGGAAGAAATAATAATGCGGCTGAGATTCTTGCAGATGGTTCTATAAATTCAGTTCTTCTTGAAGACTATGGAATCCCTAGAGGCAAGATTGCAAATACTGTAATAGACTCCATTCTTATTGAACCTTGTCCGTCAGATAGAATATTTAATAGCAGAAACGATTATAATAACTCAACATTTAGAAGTACAAACGTAGTTTGTTACGTTAAGGTTGGGTGATTAAATGGGACTGATAAATTGGTCATCAGCAGAATGTAAAAGTACTGGTGGTTCTTTCTATTGGTATGGCAGAGTAAGATGTGTTGAAAGCGGAAGAAATGAAACTACAAGACAGACCAATCTAACTATTTATGTAGATGCTATTCAGTCTAATGGTTACGCTCCACAGATTCAGACAGATGGTGCTTTGTATGGTAACGGACAGACAATAGCTGCTGGAACTGGCGGTACTGCTTGGGGTACTTGGACAACTGTTTGGAGTAAAACATTTACCCTTAACTTCAACGATGACGGAACTTGTCAATCGTTAAGCGTTACTGGTAATAATTTCAAACTTAAAGCACATAACGATACTTACAACACAGTAAATGACTTTATGTATGCTAGTTGGACATTTACTCCTGATTCAATACAGCCTAATGGCTCTAAGGTATATATCAATGGACAGCCTTATTTCGTTTATATTAACGGCAATAAATATTTTCAATATATTAATGGGGTGAGATACTAATGGCAGAAGAAGTAATAAATAATAATTTAACTGATAATACTGCTAATGTGTCCACTGTTAATCAGGCACAGTCAGCAATAACTAATCAGGAAAACACAATGGGTGCTACGACCACAGCCGCTCAGAATGTAATAGGAAACTATTCGCAGACTGCAATGACTGATGGCGTAGATATGACTGGATTCAAAACTGATAAATTTAATACATATGCTCAGCAAATGGGTAGTATGTATAATCAGCAGTTTCAGAATACGCAAGCTCAGTACAATCAGGCATATCAGCAGAACGTAGATTCATATAATCAGCAGAAAGACGAAGGCGTAAAAGCTTACCAGCAACAGGCAAATCAGTACGGAGCACAGTCTGCTATATCCAACAGAAATAACAACATGTACAATCAGTACAATGGAGTTAATACTGGTTCTGCATCTCAGCAGGCTTTGTCTAATAGTAACGCTTACAATGCTGGTATGAACCAAATACAAACCGCTAGAGCAGACTTTGAGTCAAATGTGGCTAAAGCTATAGCCGACATGGAAATGACGTACAGAACGAATCTGGCGACCGCATTGAGCGAAGGTCAGTTTGAGCTTGCACAGCAGATTTATTCTTTAATGCAGAATGAAGACACATATCGTTCACAGCTTGCACAGGAATGGGCAGCTAATGGCGACTTCTCTCTACTTGAAGAATTGGGAGAATATTCTCCAACTGCAATAGATAATATGAAGTTGCAGTACGGATTATCTGGTGGAGCTAATTCTCAGGCTATACTTGAAGACCTTATTAATCGTGGTGTTGTATCGGCAGAATATGTATATAATATGACTGGTATGGCATTGTGTGGTTATCAGCCTCCAGTATATTATGTATCTACCGAAGATGGTACAGGTAATGAAAGTGGAAATAACACTGGCACTGGAACTGGTGTTTCAGAAAACACTATAGATGGAACTATAAATACTACAGATTATTCCACTTATAACGAACAGGGCGGAATAAAATCTTCGTATGGTACTAACGGTATCAATACAAATACAGTTGCATCTGCACAGAAAAAAGCTGTTGCAGATATGACTTCGAAAACTGGTCCTACAACAACTGCAAGTTCAGCAGTTAAAGGAAGCATATCTGATAAAACATCTAAACAATCAGGTAAATTAGGAACATCTGCGTTATTAACTACTAATGCAAAAACAGCTACACATACTAGCAAAGAACAGGCTACAGCTAACAATAATACAAGAAGAGAAAATATAGCTTCTAAGATAGCTGGTATGGTAGATACTGATAGTGGAAATCCAGTAGGTAAAACAACAACTGAAGCAGTATCTAAAGCTAATAATGCACTTACAACTTCAGGTACTGATGAAAGAAATTATTTCAGCAATGAAAAAGAAGTTACTGGTGCTCCGTCAGCTAATAAAATACTTGCTAATAATTTAGCAAACTTCGCATCTACAACTCTTGGAGTTTCTGGAGATGCGGCTAAAACAATATACGATACTGCTAAACAGCAGTTAGATACATTCGGTGGAATAACAAGAGATTTAGTTCAGTATAATCCATCTTATTCAAATGCAGATGAAATAACTAAAGCTAGAGTTGATGCAGAATATGATGCAATATCTACATTCTGCTCAGATTTAACTGGTAGCGAAGAACAGTTTGCATGTGCTACAGACGCAATGAAGTCCATAATTGGAACTGAAGGTTGGACCAAAAAGGCACTTGATTCAGTAACAAATACAGACTTCGTTGAGAATGTAGTAATGCAGATAGTTAAAAATCCTAAATTAATCGCTGAAGATATATCTAATGGAATGGGATTTTCAAGTTCTGACGTTAAGATGTGGTCAGATTGCGGTATGGTATTTTGGGATAGTGCATTAGATGAATACGGCAAAACAACTGAAACTTATGCACCATTGTATGAATACAAAGACCGCAATGGAGAAGCTATAACAAGTGCAGATATAAGGTCTTTACTTGGAACTAGCATGTCAACAAGTCCTACAGAAGCTAAGAAAAATTCTAAGTATATAAAGCATAAATATGGAATATCTTCTTCGGACGTAGAAACCATAAAAACTTTATATACTAAATTAAAGGCTGAAGCTAAAAATCTTGGTGCTTTAAAATGGAACTCAGAAATCAAGAGCGTAGATATAAATACTAATTCAATTCTCTTTAGTGCAAATGGAGAAGACGCATATAACGACTTAAATATATTAGCAAGTACGCATCCTCAAGCTTATACAATGGCAGTATGTGCAACACTGTCTAATATGTATTATGGTCCTATAGCGAATGTAACTGGTATAGAATCTAAGAATGGCGAAGCATATTCTCAGGATATATACGAAGCACTTATGAAAGACCATTACGCAAAAAATCAGCTAAAGTCTGGTGATGGAACAGATACTAGACTTGGTAACTTCATGAGAGAATCTTCTAGATTTATCAACTTCATGCATGAAAATGCAGACGTAGAAGAGGCTGTAGGTTATGATATTATTAGAGGCGGTTGGATGGGTCTTCAGAATCAGGAACAGTTTGGAGATAGTATTTGGGGATATTCTGACCTTGGAGTAAGCAATCTTCTTAGAGCAATTGGTGCTATAAACGAAGGCGGCGGACTTACAATGAAGGTAGCTCCGCAAACCGCTTTGGATAACGCTGGTAAAAAAGCTGCAGAATATGAAGCACAGCTTGATGCTAATAAACAGATTGTAAACGGAAAAGATGTAACTCAGCTTGGCATTTGGGATGCAGCCGTTACTGGAGCAAGTTCAGCAGCATCTTGGTTGTATTCTCCTATAAGAAGTTCAGTTGTTACTACTGGAAGCGAAGAAGAAAAAGCGGCACAGGATATAGCAGACCAAGAATATGTAAACGCACTTGGAAGATATATTGGAGTTACTACTAATGGTGATAACAATCCTACTGGCATTAATGGTGTAGACGGAATGGAAACACAGCAGTTGTGGGGTGATATACTTAGTGGTAAATATACTGGTGCTGATTTACAGAACGCACTTACTTATGCATTAACTGGTAATGGAACTAATCCAAATGCATCTAACAGCGAATTTACAGATGAAGAATTAGACGCTTATGCTAAAACAGTTCCACCTGAATCGTATTATGATGAGCGTGTAGCAGCACGTTCACGCACATACGGAAGTGACACTCTTACTGCTGAAGATGAAAAAGCACTTGAAGAATACAGAAATGCTCAGAATACATATAGACCTGAATCCGATTTTGTTGATAAGCCAGTTGCTTATGGTAATGATACAATAACAGCAGATGATGAAAGAGCATTAGAAAAATATGGTAAATCTTTAAATGCTCATGATTATCTAGTCAAAGAATATTCATATGATGCAACTGAAGACAAAACGTGGGAGGGCGAAAGGGTAGCTAGAACTACTAGAAGAAATGAAAGAATGAGCGGAAGTAATACTTCTACTTATAAACCTTCTTCTCCAAGCTCTCTAGCTGATACTTATGATAAAGAAAATTATCTAACCTCAGCAGAGATGGCTAAAGCAAAAGTAAACGAGCAACTTGAAAGAGATGCTAAATCGGCATATGAACGTTTCGTTTCTACATACGGAGAACCAACTAAGACTACGACTGCTCAGGATACATATCTTCAGAATATGGCTTATGATATAAAATATGGAAGCGGAAAGAACGTATCTCAGTATAGACGTATGCTTTATGATTCAGGAATGACAGAAGCGCAAATAGAAAAAATATTAGAAGATGTTTATGGAATAAGGAGATAATAAATGGCTGAACAACTCGCAACATCAAATCCACAGAAATTAGCCAGTAAATACTCTACAATCTCTGCCGAGGGTAATGCCTCGGTAGAGAACACTAGAGAAGCTGTCATAAACGCTGGCACTAAAGGGCAGTTTAATAGTGGCAATGAATATGGCGTAAGTAAGCAGAATTTCCTAGGAAACCAGACAACCAAATCTGGTGCTTATAGAACATTTGCATATAACGCTGGAACGGGACAGATAACGTATCAGGGTGGTACTAGTCCTTATATGACAGCATCAAATGCATTTAACGAAGCATTAGCTAATACATCGTGGAATAAAAGCTTAGCCGCAGATATAGTAAGAGCTAATCTTAACGCACTTAACCAGTTAGAAGGATATGCAACAGCTTGGAACGCTGGTATAAGAGATATGTTTACCAAAGATAATTCAAGTGACTGGACTAAGTTAAATACTAATCAGGTAATGACTTCTTCTCAGTTAATGAGTTCTTCTATACAGTTAGCACAGCAGGAATATCTAGCTGGTCACAACGGAGTAAGTCAACTGATTCTTAAAGCCGCACAGGAAGGTGCTAGACAGGTACTTGAAAAAATATGTATCGCAGCTCCTATGGCTTTGTTAGCAGCTCCTCTTGCGGCTGGCGTAGCTGGTGCTGAAACAATATCAGGTGCTTGGACTGCATATAGAGCACTTACTAACTCATTAACTCTTCCTGCTATGGCTGTAGGTCTTATGCCTACTGGCTATGTAAATAATAGACTTGCTGGTGCAACAAAAGGAACTGCACTTCTTCAGGGTTCTACACAGACTGGTATAGAAATACTTACTGAATCTCTTGGCGGTTTCGGTGCAGGATATAGAGGTACTGGTTTAGTAGATAGTTGGTGGGATGCTATTGGTTCAACAGTAAAGAAATTTACTGGAAGCGAACTTGCAGGAGAACTTTCTAAAGCATTCTTATCAGAAGGCATGGAAGAAATTCTTTCAAACGTACTTAATGTAACAGTAGACGCTACATTAGGTAAAGCATTGGCTGATAGCGGATGGCAACAGTCATTTGATAGTATTACTGATTTTGCAAAAGATTCTCTTGAATCATTTTTGGTAGCTGGTATTTCAGCTGGTATGCCAGCACTTATGACTGGTTCTGCTAGAGGAATAAAAAATGCCAGCACATATGCTAAAGCTGGTATGACTACCGCTGAAATAAAAGCCGCAGTTAAAGAAGATGCACAATTAGAACTTGACACTCTTAAAGCTTATAAGGAAATGTCTAGTGAGCAGAAAGGTGCATACCAGACAATAGTTAAAATGACTGGTGCTGAAACTGGAAGAAAAATGAATGATGTTTACAAAGTTGTAACTCAGATGAATTCAGAACAGTTAGCCAAGTTTAACGATAAGAAAACTAAATATGATAAAGTAGCAGAGAAACTTAATAATATCCTTAAAAAAGGAGAAACAAAGAATAAGGATAAGACTCTTGACAATACAGAAGAGAAAATAGATGAAATTAAAGACCAGCAGATAAAGGAAACTAAAGAAGAGCTTAAAACGGCTAAGGAAGAAATGGAAGAAGCAAAAGCCGATACAGAAGCCATCTACAACTACTTTAGAAATACTTGTGCTGAAATATTCACTGATAGAGCAGAAGCTCTTGGAGATGAATTAACTGGAATCGGAACTCTTGCAAATATGAACTCTAAGTTCCTTAAAGCTACAAGAGAGTTTGTTGCTGTTAAGAATGCTCGTGACCAGCTTATTAAAGCTACCCCTGAAGAGCTTATAGCTATAAATAATCTTTGTAAGTCCAGAGATTTAGGAACTGCAACAGAATATCTTAATTTCAAATATGTGCAGTTATCCAACGAAATTAATAGACTTAATGACGAAATAGTTAAAGCTTCAACATCTATAAGCGATGCTGAACAGGCTAAAATAGATTATTACAATTCTTTAAAGGAGAATGAAAATGGCAAAGCAAAAGCAGTTCAGAGTACTGACGAAAACACCAGACGGGAAGACACTGTGGAAGGAAGGCTCAGGACTTCTCCAAGTACTGAATCAAAACAGCAAACCACAGCAGACACCAAATCAGAAGGAACAGTTGAAAACCAAGAAGTAAAGACTGGATTAAGCGAAACAGAAATTATACGCAAACTTAATAAAGGCTTTACAGATAAGACTGAAAAAATATCCGACATATTTGAAAATAGAGATACGTCAAATATTGAAATTCCTGCTGAATATTATGAAGAAAATATTAAACATGGACATGGACTCTATTATGTTGAAGCTGACGGAGAATGTTTGGTTATTCCTGACCCTGATTTAGTATCTATTCTCGCTAATACATTATTTATTAACTATATGAATCGTTCTGATGCGTATGATATAAACAATATGTTTAACGAGATGAGCGAAGATTACATAGCATCTAAGATTAGTATGCCAGATACTACAGATTTGGCAAATGCTGTAAAAGAAGAATTACTTAATGAATACAAACTTGTAGTAGTTAATAATCAAAAACTAGCTGACAAATATGGTCTTTATGAATGGTATGAACTTGAGCCAGCTGCTAATTTTGCTTCAATTGTCAACGGAAGACTTGAAGATGCACTTAAAGAAGACGATACAAACCCAACTAGAGAAGAAGAAATATCTAAATTATATGAAGGACGTATAAGACTCGACGCGTTTGGTAACGAAGCTGTTATAGGAAGTAATAACTCAATAGTATCTAACGAATTTGTTAATGGTCTTGCTAAAATAGTTTCTTCAATATCCAATTCTGATTTAGTAATATTAAAATCTGGCACTCCTATGTTGGACCCAACAACAAGAGAGCCGATTAAATTAGATAATGGAAAGATAATAACTTTTGGTGATGCATTTAACGGATTTACAACTCCTTGTTCAGATGGTTATGTAATAGTTTTGGAAAGCAAACTTCTAGATAATCCTAAAAAATTATGTTCAATAGTTGCACACGAAGTTGGACATTCAATGTTTAGCGATGCTTTAGAAGAATACATAACTAATGAGGAAAAATCATGTTCTTCAAAAGAAGAAATATTAATGTATAACGTTAAAATGCGTTATAATGTTTCATATGCTATTCAGAGATATTTTAACATGTCTGAAGCGGATGATAAATTAGCTAATATAGTTACAAACTGTCTTATGGAATATTTTGCAATGGGATATAATTGCGAAGGAAATATGTCTCTAGAAACATACCATTTAGCAAGTGAAGTAACATCCGAACTTTTAGGTAATACTTTTGATTATATAACTCAGTGTGCAACGGACTTGCTTAACAATGAAGAGCTTCTTACAAAATGTGCAAAAATTAGTGACGTTTCTACTGATGAAATAAAAGATATTTTTGTAAAATTAGCAGACATAGTTAATGATTCTGATTTCTCTCCTAATACGGAAGCAATTAATACACTTCCTTGGATGAAACCATATATAAAAGAAGCTAAAGAAGTTATAGAAACTATTACAAATGCATATATTCGTGAGGAAATAAAAGAAGAAGAAAATATAGCTAACGTAGTAAACGAAATAGCTGTTAATGGTACTGTAGAAGACCAAGCAGTACTAACTCCGATAGAAAAAAATGCTCATCATGAAGAAAAACTTCCTGAAGATGAAGTAATAAAGGGAGTTATTGATGATATAAGAAATAATCTAACGAATGCATATAACAGAGAAGCTGAGATGCAGTATCTTGGAGGATTAATAAAAGATGTATTCGAAGATGAAATAGACTCACAGTATACAGCTATATATCTTGAAGTACTGCAACAGTTATACAAGAGACTCGGATTTATATATAAAAAGGGAATTTCTTATAATGACTTTGTAGATAGACTTCAGTCAGAATTAATAAAATATAATTATGATATGCAGTCCAACAATAGAGTTTTAAGCTATGCTAATATATTGTTAGATGCATATAAAAATAATACAACCCCTAAAGCATTGTATGCATTAAAATCTCTTATGAATAAATGTGATACGGCTAAAAAGAAAGCTGCTATGGAAAGCGGTGTACTTACATCACATATATGCGTTGTAGACGATATTCTTGACCGTAGAGCGATTTCTGTTAACGGCATGTATACTTTGATGGGTGGAACACAAATCTCCGTACAGGACGCAGAATTGGCTAGAAGCTTGGTTGGTTATGATGCTAAATCTGGTACTTATGTAATCAAGAGACGCACTGGTTCTGAAATGAGAATAGACAATAAAGATGAAGGAGCTATTAGACATTTCGAATCTAAGACAACTGCATTTATGTACGCTCTTGGATTAAAGAATATTTATCAGCGTCCTTATTTGCATGCTATGTCTGCTGGAAATACCATTACGCTTAGTCCAAATGAAGCTGGATATTTTTATACAGAAAAGGGCAGCGATAAATTAAACATGCCTGACGTGGAAATTATCGATAGAGTTTTAAATGCACAAGGCGATATTGACAGTATTGATGCATATAGTCCTTTTGAGTTTATAAAATATGCGGTATGTAAAGACGGAAAAGCTTACGTTCCTACTGTCGACCCTAACGAACTTGCTGATAACTATATAATTCAGACTTCCAGTGCAATAAACGATGAACTTGTATATTACGCTTCTGAAACATTTAAGAAACATCCTGAACTAGTAGGAAGTAGATATAGAAAATTAAACGGAAGTATAGATTATAATAAGTTTAATGAGTATGCAGACGAGACAATGGTTATATGCAAGTTTATGTCTCCTATAGAATTATCTAACTTTGTAGCTAGATATTCTAGAAATGGTATTTATGTAGGAAATCAGCTTTATATGCCAGCATATGTTACAGACTCCGACCAGAAAGCATATAAAGTAAGACTTGTAAGAAAAGCAGAATTCGATGAAATATCCGCAGTATACAGTAATTCAGGAGTAAGTCCTTGGGATGAAATGAGCTTCTTCAATCCAGCTAAACTTGATGCAAACGCTGGTAAAGATAACTCTCCATCCTATAGACAAAATGTAGTTGATGCCAGAGACTTTATAGTTCTTCCTGACGTAGAAAGGGATAACTGTATTACTCACGGATTCATGGTAACAGACCCAGTAGATGGAAAACATATATCAATAGATAAATATCTTGAAGTATGGAGCGAATGTTCTGAAGAAGCTAAAGCATTAATAAAGACTAGAATAAAAGCTCTCAGAAAAGAGATGAAAGACACATACGAAGAAGATGTAAACGGAGTTCCTATATTTAAAGTTGGCGATACTCTTCTTAAAGATAAGTATACTTTGAATATGACTGATGGTGCTGCTCTGTGTGAAACTCAGGGATACAACAGAGGTAAAGTTGGTAAGATTCAGTTCCGTGGAGAACTTGCACATTGCCTTAAAGGTATTATGCATGAACTTCCTATAATGTCTATGCTCGTTGACAGTGGCATTACAGAAATGACTGATATATTTGGTCATACCATAAAGATAGTTGAAACAGATGAAAACGGAAATGCTCTTAGATACGAAGAAGGTCAGATGAAGGGCGAATACAAACTTCTTAAGAAGGGCATATTCTTCGAATCTACTGTAAAGATGCTTAAGAACAAGAGATATTCTGAAGAAGGTAATAGTTCTAAATGGAAACCAACTGATGCAGATAACGTATTCGGTGCATGGAACGAATCCGAGCTTACTGAAGAGGAAATAAAGTTAGGTAAGAAGTCATTTACAGAATCTCTTAAGAACGTTCACACAATGGTAAATAATAATGGTGGGCAGTACGGTCTTCCTGCAT